AACTCAGAGAGGGAATACTTATGATGATGCATTAAGGCAAAATTAGTCTTGTAATAATTTTCAAGACTATTATGCATCAGGGCTATGCGAAAAAAGAAGCAAGTCCTTCAAGTGTCACAGTATTCACAACTTTGGTCTTAGGATTCTCGACATCAAACTCATGCACTAGTTTAGGCATGGTGTCAAAGAATTGTTGAATCATTCCGAACTGTTCATTATTCATCTGACCAAGGAAATCCTTTGCTTCATTTCTAGTGAATGAATCATAGGTCTCTTCACCTTCATATACTTTCTTGATGCAACTAGCAGCAAGATCAAACACATCATCAATATCAGGTTCGTCTTTCATGTTTCGATCGACGAATGCTTCGAGAGCAGGATACTTCATTTCAATTTTGACAGTATCATTAAGTTTAATGATCTTCTTATGTTCCTTAGGAACAATTACTTCAACATCTTCAAGGTTGATTGCAACATCAACTTGGGTTTCACCGTCATCTTGACATGTGACTTTAAATTCACTAACTTCACCAACTGCCTTAGATCTAATCTTTAAGAATAGATACTCAATTTCAAAGGTGGCAAGGTTGTCAACAGTTCTAAGGTTAGTACAAGCCTTCAAGATAGTCTTGACTGCTTTGAACATCTCCTTCTCGTTCTGGGTTTCCATAGCGAGATAAAGTAGTTTTTCCTCCTTTACAAGGAAAGGTCTATATGTGACCTTTGTTCCACTGATTGGCATTTTGCACTCATAATCAGGGATAACAAGAGTAGGAAGTGGCATAGTATGAAATTACGATGTAATTATTTAGACAGGTTATCCGATACTGAACCTCTGTACATCAGGATTACCCGAACCAGATACTTTGTCTATGATCTCATCATAGTTAATAACACGTCTCTTATCACCTTTTGTTTTGAGTGTTCCAGGTGATACTTGATCGAAACGATAACGTTCAAAGTAGAACTGTATATCCATTTGTAACAAATTTGTCTGTTCGTTATCAAATGTCATTGTACTGATGTTGGTTGGGAATGCACCATACATCTTCCAGACAGCAGATGCCTGTGATGGATGTAAACCTGTTGACTTAGGAAATCCCTTAGGTTTAATCCTGAAATTTGCACCGTGTTCCCACTTGATAATCATCATATCTGTCACATAATTATCATAAAAACCCACAGTATTATCAGAGTCAGAAGCAGCAGAATTCATCCATTGCTCGAAGAACTGCCTATGTTGCATATCCTTGGTAACTAAGAATGAAATAGTAATTTCAGAATTAGTTTGACCTGTCACAAATCGACGCATCATACCAAAGTTGTTAACTTCACCAGTAGTGATTGCTCTACTAGGGACAGTTACATTAGATGCGTAGTAATTAAGATTTCGTACAGTATTAACTGCTCGATTACGTATATTTTGAGGTATCGTACCATTTCCTACCGTTTGAGAGAATACTGCTGGCAATGGTAGGACAACCTGATACAAATTGCTAGTAGCAGGTGCTCCTGCATTGGTTGCAATTTGTTCTCTAAAATCAGTAAATCTGTTCGGGGTTGCCACTATCTACTCCAAATAACACTACTAGGTACATCAAGCCAGCGACCAGCAACATCCATTGTAAATTGTTCCAATGGTAGTGGTACTTTCATTTCTCTGAGATCAACAGAAGGCACAGTTTTAATATTACCTGCATTTGACATAAAGTATTTATGATGGCAACGCATGGGATATGATAGTGATCCCCCACCCCAGGTTCTAGCAATACTTGTTCTTGTAGATGGTCTTAGATAATGTAGATTACCACCAGAGAATTGTTTCTTAGGTAGATCTACGTCAGTTACCAATACCATAGGGAACTTATCATAATACTGCAATCCCTCGGTCTGTGCAGTATATGAAAAGAATATAACATCACCTACATTAAATCCTTTGGAATTTTCTAATCCAAACATGAACTGGGATCGATACCAGTCTTTGGATTGTCTGCTGCCAGCAGCAAGATCTTTAACATCGTTGAAGATACTCATACCTTTAATTCGTGTTCGGTCAGTATCATAAATTTCATTCTTCTATCGAGACAATACTCTTTTGCTGCTTTCCATTTAGCATCATTCACAGCATACGTCTTCACTTCACTAATATATCTCTTAGTTATTCTTTTAGACTTCTTCGGCGGTAAGGTTTGTGCAGCAGGTTTAACCTCAATGATATATTTTTCAGTCTTGCCTGTTTTAGTTTGTGCTCTCACATAAAAGTCTGGAAAATAACGATGGGGACGGTTATCGACAGGACTGATATATGGAATGACAATTTCCTCACTACCCCATTCAAGAACGTTCTGATTCTTATCACACCACATCATGAACTTTCTTTCCCACAAACTTCTATAAATAATATTTGTGGGATCACCTTTATACTTATGTGTGTTTGACGGTCTAAACTTTCCTGAATAACTCATGCCACAAAAGAATCTAAAAGCAAAGAACAATCCTCAAACTGCCAATAAAAATGGTACTTTGGGAAAGATTGGCAGTGATGGTGCTAGACTTATTTATCCGTTACAGTTACCCCGTGGTCCAAAAAAACGAGGTGATGGTGCGATATCTGGAAAAAGTACAAGTTCTACACGTAGTATGGACTACTTGAAGTTCTCCATCTACGACTCTGAAAAGAACAATCCATATACTTATGCTAGTCAACCTGGCAAGGGCGGAAAGGCTAAGACAGGTACAGCAGATCAGATTATGAAATCTGTGTATTTATACTTACCTCATGATTTAAGTGAGACATTCAGCACTACTTATGACAAAGCGACATTAGGACCATTCGGTTCTGCCGTTGTGGAAGCAATGAAGGGAAATGGTGCTGACATGGATTCTATTGTTGATAAGGTGCAGGCAGGAGCGACAGCAGCAAAACCAGAGATTGCGTTTAGTGCAGTTGGACAAATTTTTAATGGTATTAATGCTTTTGCTGGTACTGATGGCAGTCTGGATAAGAACCAGATGGCAGCATTGGCAAAGGGTAAGGTATTCAACCCATATCAAGAAACAGTATTCAAAGGTGTTAACTATCGTTCTCACAACTTCACCTTTGATATGGCACCACGTAATGCTAAGGAAGCAGAGAACATTATTAAAATTATTCATGCACTCAGGGACGCAATGTTGCCTGGTGTAAGTGGTAAGGAATCAAGATGGTTAACTATACCACGTTTCTTTAAAGCAGAACTAATTAGATATAATCCAAATGGTAGCAGTAAGACTGCAAAAGGTGGAGGTGAGATTACTCGTCCTCAGACTTTATCAACATTACTTACATATCCTGTAAACATGGTGCTGACTAATATGCAGGTCAATATGACACCATCGGGTCAGAATAGTTCAATTAGAGGTCTTTTAGATGATGGTACAGACTTCGGTCCCGCATCATATAGAATGACATTGACATTTGATGAGACTGCATTCATCACTCGTGATATGTACAAACAATCTAAGGCTATTTAAATGGCACATTATTTTGATCTAATCCCAAACGTAAAGGTACGTATATCTTCTTTTAGGAAGAATAATGTTGAACCTTATGTAGTTGCTAAGAACATTTTCCGAAGAATTAAAATTCGGGATATTGTTCAAGAAGATATTTTAGGTTTTGAGCAACACTCTATCATTAATAGTGAAAGACCTGATCAAGTTGCAAATGAACTTTATGGTGATCCAGAGTTAGACTGGGTAATATTGTTATGCAATAACATTATCAACATTTATAATGAATGGCCTATGAATGAACAAGAGTTATATAATTACGTTAATACTCGATATAATAACAATATTGACCAGATTCATCATCACGAAACATTTGAAGTAAAGAGTGACCAAGGTGATATTCTTCTACACGAAGGTACCATCGTTAATAGCACTTTTAGATATTATAGACCTAATGGAACATTAGTAACTCCCATCATATATCCAGTATCAAACTGGGAACACGAAAGGAATCTAAATGAGGAGAAGTCGAACATCTGGATCTTACGTAATGATTACGTAGAACAGTTTGTTGATGAATTTGAAACTCTTCTTGAATATCTGCCCAGTGAAGAAATTGGTGATGGCGATAATATTAAGATGACTCCAAATGCTGTCCAAGAGGTGTTCATTACCAAGAAGAACGTGTACACTACTCAGTATGGTCTCTCTCCATCGATTGCATTTGCTGGACAGCAAGAACTTGGTTCTAGAACTATCACTACCCAGACATTAGATTCTGGGGCAACAGTTCTTACTAGTAATACTAGTAATACAGAGAATCTCGTAAACTCTTCTGGTGTTGTGGCGGGAACCACAGATGCTAGTAGCACCTCTAATACTAGCAGCAGCAGCAGTTCTAGCAGCAGCAGTAGCAGTAGTTCCTCTTCTAGTTCTAGTTCTTCTGGATCTAGTGGTGGGTCATATGGTGGTGGTTACTAAGTAGACCCCTATCACCCAACCAATGTAGGGTTTCCTTCATATCCCCAAGATGCTTGACACCGATCGAGACTTGGG